AGCATTTTAGGTTCAGTTATTCTTTCCTCAATGCTTCTTGGCGGATGTGCGTCTGTACCTATGGCAAGTGAAGCTGATAATACGACGGCCAAGTCATTCCCAGTCCCTGAAAGTGGCAAAGCTGGTCTCTATGTGTATAGAGATAGCTTTGTTGGAAAGGCATTAAAAAAGGATGTTTATCTTGACGGACGCTGCCTTGGTGAAACTGCCGACAAAGTCTTTTTCTATCAACAAATATCGCCCAATCAGCCACACACGCTGGGAACAGAGTCCGAGTTCTCACCGAATAATCTGACGCTCAATGCCGCACCTGGTAAGAACTACTTTGTCCGCCAGTACATCAAAATGGGTGTGTTTGTTGGTGGCGCCGGGCTTGAGCTAGTTTCTGAAAGCGAAGGGAAACGCGTCGTTTCTAAATCTGATGTTAAGTTAGCTGTGCCAGGACATTGCGATAACTGATCGGTAACAATGTTGATATCCAGTCATGATGTGGGCTGGATATCACGCGTCAGATCGGTTTGATTGTAGGGTTGAGCTTTAGCCGCCGCCTTTTCCACTTTGCCTATTGTGCGCTTGATTCATCTACCACCTCCTGCTTTCTGATCATTGCTATATGCAGTCCTGCAAACTCCGTATGAATTAGCCTGGCGCTATCCTGCCTTTCGTTTCTAACTAAATGCCGCCTTGCTGTACCCCGTTATAAGAGAGGGGAGCGGCATTTTTTTATATTTCGCCAAGCATTTTGTGCGCTTAAAACATTGATCAAATCAGCTCACAGGTATACTGTATGAATATACAGTTGATGCAGCGGAGGCAATTATGAAAGTTGAGTTAACCATTGATCGTACTAAAGAACTTCCTAAGGGCGCGGTTCCGGCACTGGAAAAAGAACTATTAAAACGACTCCAGAACCAGTTCGATGATTGCAGTCTGGTGATACGTCGCGCAGGCTCGGATGGGTTAAGTGTTTATGGCGGTGAGAAAGAGGTTAAAAAGACGGTTGAAGAAATCCTTCAGCAGACCTGGGAAAGCGCAGACGACTGGTTTTATTAATACAGCATGCAATTAGTTTCCCGGGTGGAGGGGTGCGGTGAAAGAAACAGAAGAATTACCAAAAAAGGGCTATGCGGTCATCAGATGTCACGATGGGGTTATCGTTGCACGACTGCACACATTTCCGGAATGCGAGCGAGCATTAATGTACAGACGTGGTGACGAAGTATCGTTTATGCCGCTCCAGCCCGATGAAATTGTAGGAACGCCGTCACTCTTCACGCTGATGCTGGAGCGGGCTGGTTATCGCGTTTCGCAGAATTCTGTTACACTCCCGTCATAGGCCTGAACAACCTATACCTGCTGCGCCACTGGAGAGATACCATGGCGCAAAAACCTACCAAACAAAAACTCAATCTGGTTCCTTTCGGAGTCAGCGGTTTCTTTTTGCCTGCGCACTTACAGGTGGCAGCATGAAGAAAACCAGCTTTATTCACACTCAGCTCACCACAAAAGAAGTGGACGAACTCGAGGCCCGCTATCGAGCCAATGACGTGCGCACTGTGCGTAGCCTTGATTTCGATCTCATCCACTGGACGCTCACCGCTCATCTGCCTGAGGCAAACAGAGCCCCGCGTCAGGATAAAACCTTCCAGCAAAAGCTCTGGAGGGAAGCGTGAAAATCGACAAGCGAGGACGCACTCTATCGGATCTTGCCCTATCAAACATGGGCGTTGGGGGACGTTTTATTCCCAAGCATGGGATGAAAAACACTCCGGAATATCGTGCATGGATCGATATGAAAAATAGATGCCGCAACCCAAATGTTAGCTCCTATCCAAATTATGGCGGTCGAGGGATTTCTGTCTGCCAGGAATGGCTCGATAGTTTTGTAGCTTTCTTTGAACATGTTGGTAGCCGGCCTGAAGGCTTTAGTCTCGACAGGATTGACTGTGAAGGTAATTACGAGCCTGGAAACGTTAGATGGGTATCCCGTATCAAGCAGCAAAACAACAAACGGAATAATGTGTTTGTCCTGTATAGAGGGGAAAAGATAACCGCAACCGAATATGCAAGAGCTGTGGGGATTAAGCCTGATACGGTTCATGCTCGTATTCGTAGAGGGGCTAAATTAGAAGGAGCTGTCGTATGCAAATGATTTACGACATTACTCCTGTTGCGAAGCCTCGACAAACGCGCGCCGATAAGTGGAAGAAACGCCCGGAGGTTCTCCGGTACCGCGCGTTCTGCGATCACGTTCGGCTACTGGGCGTCGAACTGCCGGAAGCCGGAGCTCACATTACGTTTATCCTCCCGATGCCACCGAGCTGGAGCAAGAAGAAGCGCCAGGAGATGGCGGGGAAACCTCACCAGCAGAAGCCCGACAAAGATAACCTGGAGAAAGCCCTGATGGATGCCATCTATGCCGATGACGCACACATCTGGGATTCACGCGTGACGAAGCGCTGGGGTGAAGTAGGGAAGATCATCATCGGGGAGATCGCCTGATGCGCGCCCTGCTTAAACCGGTTATCGCCCGGGAGCTGGGTGTTGTGCTGCTGAAACCCGGCAGCGAGCTGATGCCCATGTTCATATCAGGTCGCGTGCTGGTGGAGAGCCAGCCTGCCAGCATGGCCAGCTTTGAGACCGGTCGGGTGCCTGATTTGCGCCAGCCGCTGGCGGTGAACCCGGCGTTGCGCCCGTTCTTCCTCAACGAAAAGGTGATCACCGCTGCTGGTGGGCTGGCTGGCCTGGAATACTGGTTGCTGCACCACGGCGGCGGCACCTGCCAGTACCAGCACAGCGATTACCACTATCACGAACTGACTACCATGCGGCATGAGCCCGGCGCGATCCTTCTTTGCGGCCACTGCGACAACCGGCTGCGCGAGCAGTACACCGAACGACTGGCGGATCTGGCGCGGCAGAACGTTATCGACTGGGTGCTGGACATCGCACGGGTGGCGCTGGCGATTGATAAGACCCGCGAGATATCCCTGCCTGAGTTGTGCTGGTGGGCTGTTCGTGTCGGTGTCACCGATGCGCTGCCTGAATCCGTTGCCCGCGAGGCATTGCGCCTGCCGGCGGAGACACAAACGTACCGCGAGAGCGAGATCGTACCGTCGGTACCGGCCACCAGCATCATTGCTGAGAAAGCCCGCGCGCTATCTGCAATACCTGCAACACCTGCAGGCGCTCCACCAGCCATTAAGCCAGTTGTGGGCGTGCTTGTGGATCCTGAATCACCGCAGACCCTGATGAAACGGCCAAAGCGGACCCGCTGGGATAAACCCAAATACCTGGCATGGGTTAAGACACAGCCCTGTGAGTGCTGCGGCAGACCGTCAGATGATCCACACCATCTCATCGGCTGGGGCCAGGGAGGCATGGGAACGAAGGCGCACGACAGTCTCGTGATCCCCCTGTGCCGTCAGCACCATACCGAACTACATAACGATCCGGTGAAATTCGAGCGTAAGCACGGTACTCAGCCGGAAATGATAATCAGAGTGCTGGACCGGGCCTTTGCGCTCGGCGTTCTGGCTTAAGGAGCAGTACAGGATGACACCACGTCAACGCCGCATTCATATCGAAGGTTTGGGTAAAGCAGCTGCAGCGCCGAGAAAAAGTTACCTCGGGAAGTTCACGCCATTGAAGAGCGTCCAGTCTGCCTGGATTAAATCCTTGCTGACGGTCTGGGGCGAATGCGTCGGCGGTAAAACCCGCGCGCAATACCGTCTGGAGAACTGCAGTCTGTTCTGGTCTGAGGTCAAGCAATCAGAGTGGTCGGACAGTCAGCTATCGCGTATCACTGAGGCGCTGGGGCAGGCAAGGGAAGAGGGTTTCCGTGGCGTGCAGGCGGCGTTGCGTGCCCGGGCCATTCTGTGGCCGGTGACCCTGTCAGCGTTAATCGAAGAGAGCGAACGCCGCGATGATGCTGACTTTATCGAGCAGATCATGCTGAACTCCTTCGACCAGCGCGATCCGGTTTATGTGGTCGGCCTGCAGTTTTACACCACCCGCAAGAAGATATCCGACATCACACGGGAATTGCAGCACGTAGCCCCCTGGCTTACTGACGGAGAAGCGCGTAAGCGGGTGCGCTGGTGCCTTGAAATCTTCCAGGCGAAGGTATTTCTGGCTGTTCGCCGACAGATAGAAGCCGAGCAAAAGTGAGATGTATGTTAAATATTTTTAAGAAGGAGTTGAAAACGGGCCAGAAAAATGAATAATCCATTCATGCTTGGCAGAGCTGCGCCACGATGGCAGCGACGAAAAGCCTTTATCAAACAAATTCTGAAACCTCGCTTTGGCGGGGTTTTTTATTGCCTGCATTCCCCATCCCGTCGCTTGGGAGAGTGCTATAATGATCTTGAAACATAATTAGAGTGACGCGGGCAAACGCCCAATGTGTATACAACGGCATTTACGACCAGCATTCACTGCTGGTCTTTTTTTCCGCCATTAGCTCAACCGGAGAGAGCACGGAGCTTCTACCTCTGTGGTTCGGGGTTCGAATCCTCGATGGCGGACTATTGCATCGCTTCATTCTTAATTAAGTATTTCTCACACCAGCCCGTAACCACAATGGCTAGACTCTCCTCACAGTGAGGGAGGGAATGGCATGATAGAGGGATTTTACTGGATACAGCACAATGGCAGAGTTCAGGTTGCCTACTATACCCATGGAGAAACGGAAGATCTTGAAACGGGTAAGACCGTAATCGGTATTTGGCACCTGACGCAGGGTGATCCCATTTGTGATGACGGCGAAGCAGAAGTTCTGGAAGGTCCTCTTACACCATCATGATCTCGTCGGTCGTTCCGGGTTTGATGAAGGTGGTCGTTATTCGAATGCGTTCCCTGTAATTACAATTTAGGCGAATTTGGAATAACGCTCCTATTAACTGGCATCATCGCACTCCTGTAACCAGACTTAGGT